CCATTACGGTTCTTTATTTCCGCTTGCATGAAAATGCCTTCGATAAAGTAATCTTTTTTACCGTTCTCGTTGGCTTCTACAATTACAGGTTCTACACCGTAATCATTAAACTCTGAAATTAATTTCATTTGCTATTTCCTCTAAATCTAAGTTATCTTCCTCAGACATTTGTTTCATAACCTGTTTCACGTCTTTCATTTCTTTTTCTGCAGTCTTCATGTTTTTCCATGGTGTTCCTAAACTATCACCATTCAAATAAACATGAATCTTTCCTCGGTATTCAGTGTAAACTATATCTACCTTCTTACCTCCAGCCTTTACTGAGTCTTTCTTAACCTCTTCGTGACCACGAGGCAGTTTAAACTTCGCCTCATACAAATCACGTGAGACATCAGCAAAGGATTTCATTAGGCTTCGCCTTCTTTTTCCTGTGGTGATTCTTTATTCAACCAATCCACAGAAGCTTCAACCCTCTTCATATCAACTACTTCAGCAGCTTTCTGCTTGATACCGTCATGAATAGAATCTTTAGCCTTCTCAAGCTGACCAGCTTCTATTTCGTCCACTATCTTTCTTCCTATTTCACTCATTAAAATCCTCCGAAGTCATCTTCGTTTTCTTCACCACCCTCATCATCAGAACCTTCTGACTTGATTTGGGTATCAATAATCTTTATATCTTCCTCTGTTTGTCTTAAAATATACTTCCTAACAAATTCATGTGAGAAGTATTGACCAACATATTCCGATACGTTAGAAAGAGTGTCTAATCTCTCTCTCATCAACTCTGCATCCTTCAACTCCGTAAAGTGGTTGTCGGTTGCAAACTCGTAAAGTAAGAAGTCTTTAAACTTATCAAATTCATCCTTACTTACAATCTCTTTAAGTATTAACTGAGTCCTTAAGATGTCAGTAAACACTCTTGCAAACTTCTTTTGAAGTCTGTTGGTGAACTTATTAAATTTAAGTTCATCCCTGTTAATCTCTGATGCCCTACCCATATTGAAACCATTATCGGATTCCATTCTAGACGAAGGCACATTCAAAGATTGATATAGCTTCTTCTTAAAGTATTCTATATCATCTATGTCTCCAAGATTCATCCCGCCCGGCAATGTAGTAATCTCTGTTCCTCTACCACCTTCTCGCCTAGGCAACCAAAAATCCTCGAGCATAGACATATGTTTACGATCATCTTTGATCTCACCAGTATCTGCGTTATATACAAGTTTATTCTTATACTTGTGCATAACATCGGCAAGATACTGTTCTGCCTTTGCCTTTGGAAGGTTTCCTACATCAATGTAGAAAATCCTTCTTTCGGGAGCTCTTGCTATCCTATAGATAACAAGTGCATCTTCCATCATTGATAACTGATTTGCAGTTTTCAATGCTTTATGCAAATACCCAATTACCACATTCTTAGTGTAATCAAGTAAACCTGAGGTAGTATACGTTACTGCTTCAGGTGCAATCTTAACTGTGGCACCTTCCGTGGCACCAGTTTTATCAAAACCTTTGTCGTTAAAAACGTAGAACTCTTCTACCTTGACAATCTTTTCTACTCCAGTCCTATTGTCTCGATCCTTTTCAACGTTCCTAACCTTCTTTATTTTAAGTGGGTCGACCGCTCTAAGGTCTACCAAACCTAATTTAGGGCGTTTGCTATCAACGACCTTATGGAAGTAAATTCTTCCATCAATATACCACTTTCTGAAAATTTCGTGAGAGTTCTGATTGAACTTCATTAGAGATAAGATGTGACTAAACTCGTCTTGTATCTTGTTCTTGATACTGTCAGAGAGCTTAACATCTCTGAGATCGAGTGTCACTATTCTATCTGCCGAATCCGAAGTGATACACTCATTTATTATGTCTTCTATTGCCGAGTCACACTCAGGCACTAAAGACACTTCTCGGTATCTTTGAATGAGCTCTGTCTCATTCTTGATACCACCTTCCATATCAACGTAAGCACCATATGCTCCACCTGATATGAAACCGCTCTGTTGTTGAATGACAGGGGTTCCGTCGTCATCAACTGGAGGAACGAACGAAACTGCATTCGCTACCTCTGTATTCCGTAACTCGTCTTTTTTACGAGTAATTTCGAACCCGAATATATCCATACTGTTATTTATATACTCCCAGCGGAGTATAAATCACTTTTTAAACTGTTCTTTCCCAGTGAGAGTATGAAAACTCCACTGTGAATTCTTCTAATGCATCTACTGTTTCGTAGCTTAATTCAATGTTTCCAATATTAAGAGGGAACATATTAAAGAACTCGTATCTCGCTAGAGTCGAATCGTCCTTACCTAACTGTTCAACAAAGGCTCTTGAGAGTAAGTAATCGGTTGTCGACATACCTGTCCCACTATCCATTGCTTGAATATCAGTTTGCCAAGCTTCAAGTCCTGCTCTTGCTGAGAAGTCTGCGTCATTGATAATTGTCACTGACCAGTTCTCAAATGTCCTGTCTCCAGCTAACTTAAGGATTGAACCTCTAAAGTTTACTGGAACTTCACCTATAACTGCAGCTGGTATGCTTGCAGCCTTACAAAGGAATTCTATATTATTCCCTGCTCTTGGTAAGAAGACTTTAAATCGATTAGCACGAGGGCCACCATCGATCAGTTGTGCTTTAAATTCATCTATAGTTGCCATTTATTTCTCCCTACACTGCTCCGTAAATTTCACTGAACTCTACTCCTGACCTTGCAGCCACGAAGTTCAATGTTATGTAATTAATACTTCTAGCAGGTTTGACAAAGATTGAACATACAAATTCATTTCTGTCAATCACAGTATCTGTGTTATTTGTTTCGTCACACAATACTGAGAAGTCTACTAGGCCCCTTCGATTCTTAACGTCTCTTAAGAAAGGTTCAACCATTGCTCTAAACTGTGCTCTTGTGAATGCATCGTTGAATTCAAAGAGTTGTGCTTTAGCAGCTGTTGCTATTGCTTTCTCTAATACGATGAACAACCTTCTAACATTGATTCTGTCAAATGCAGATGGTGTTGTCTGTGCTGTTTTATCACCGTATAGTAATGTTCCTTGTCCCGCAAATGTTACAACTGGGTTAATTCTTGCACTATAAAGGTCATCTCTTGAAGATTGGCCGGGATTAAATGCAAGTTTTGTTATACCCATGTATTGACCTCTAGAGAAACCTGCTGGTGACCACCAAGGGTCTCTAAGAAGGTCGGCTCTAGCCATAATACCTGCTGTATGTCCATTGCAAGGCACGTAGACGTATCTGTCGTTGTATCTGTCATATTGGTATACCCAACCTGAGTCTAATACACCGTAAGAACTAGATGTTACTGCAGCATAATCTGCAATTACATTAGTTGCTTGTGTTGATTCAGATGTGACACCTACTACTGATACACGTCTAGGTGATGCAATCGCCATACAATCCTTTCTACCGTCTGCTAATTGGATTGCTTGATTGACGATTGTGTTGTGATCTGCAAGAATATCCTGACTTGTTCCTGATCCATCATCTGTCTGAGTAGAACCAACAATTACAAAGGAGATATCGGATGTTTCACCGTCTCCAAAATTGTCTGTCCATCCAGCATATTTCTGTGCAGCTGTAGGTAATCTACCATCTGCTCCACCTGTTAATGAATCTGAAATCGGTGCGGAAGGTCTTGTAAATGCAGTCGTAACTGAACCCGCGTGGGTTCTAGTGTCTGATGCATTCGCGTATATTGCTGTGGATTGTCCACCGTGATATACCCATTCTGAACTTCTTTGAATTACATTGGGGTAATAATTTGAAGTTCCTTGTGAGTCTTTAGCGTCTGATGCAAGTGAAACAAATGCATACCTTTCTAAGACTTCATGTTGTGTTCCTGAGATCGTTCCATCTTCGTCAACCACTACTACGTGGATTTCGTCATCGGATGATCCTGTTACGGCACTTGCTGTTCCTGACTTGCCGGGCGCTTTATCAAACTGATTGTAAAACTCCCAGTATCTGCTAACATTCGTTGCATTTGCAACCAATTCTGTTAGACCAGTTCCTGCTGGTTGAGCTAATGCTTCTACTGTTATTGTTTCTGCGCCTGAGGTATTGTCTAATGCTGTAACTCTATATTCTGTATTGTGACCTGTGAATTTAACGATGTCTCGAACTTGAAA